GTTGCAGTTATGGTCGCGGGAAGAATGGATGGAGCTTCATTCTAGCAGAAGCGCCTTTGAGCGTTTGGCTTACCGGGATTGTTACTGTGGCCCTATGCAGCTCCCGACGGTCGAGTATCGACTGGTAATCGGGGGTGGCAAGGCTCGGGGAATAACCATGAATGAAGGAAATCACCAGATTTTGAAACCACTTCATAAAATGCTTTATGATGCAATTTCTGGTGAGGAATGGTTACTCCGCGGGGACGCAACCGCGAAACGATTTAGAGGGTGGAATCACTCGAAAGAAGGAAACCGAGTCTTTTGTTCAGGCGATTATACTTCGGCGACTGATAATCTTCGGATTGATGTTGCTGAACTTATTCTCGCAAAGATGATGACGTTTCTTGAAGTTCCTGACTATATCCGTGAGTTTGCAATGAGATCACTTCGTTGTAATATCCTTACAACTGACGATAAACTTGTTAAACAAGAACGGGGGCAGCTGATGGGATCTCTTCTCAGCTTCCCATTGCTCTGCCTGCAGAACTACTTGGCCTTCAGGTGGTTTGTGAGTAGGGATGATGTTCCGGATGGGATGGTCCGGATCAATGGAGATGATATAGTCTTTAAAGCCAAGCGTGATGTTGTCGATGTGTGGATGAATGGAGTGAAATCACTTGGCTTGGAACTTTCTAGTGGTAAAACTTTTATAGATCGTTTCTTCTTCAGTCTTAATAGTACTTATTTTTGGGCCGATAAGAGGGGAGTTCTGATGCTCCCTGTGTGTCGACTTGGAACTCTTGTACGGGCATCTATGGCGGATCTCGGGACCAGCTTTAACGATTTTCTTAAGCCGTTTCCTAACCAAGGAACCTTGAGAAAGAACTCTATAAGGTGTTTCTTTAAGTTTCACCGAGCTATTGTTCGTCGTTACCGAGGAAGTTGGACTCGTGAAAAGCCATATGGCTTAGAGGCGAAGATTTTGTCTGAGGAATTAAGGGACGTCGGTTTACTTTCGAATGAGCGTACTTGGTTTAGTAACGCGACTTCTGGTATCCCCGTTCTCGAAAGACTCAACAATTTTGAGGTACCTCGAAACTACCGTGTAGTCCGAACGAGCAATAAAGCATCCTTACGCAGATGGGGGGAAACCTCGAGTCTGTTCACGGAGTGGCATTGGTCTACTAAGGCTACGATCAAGAATTCTAAGGAGATACGCTCCCGGTTCGAAGATGAGTGCTATCGTGTTCGAG